TTGCACACGCCAAATAAGTACACGCCTTCCCGTCCTGCACAGTTTTATGTGCAGCGCACGGTGCCGGCAAAGCTGTTTTTGTATCCTGCGCCCGATGCAACTCAACAGTACATCTTTCGCTACTATGGCATTCGCCGTATACAAGAAACTGGTGCAGTCACCAACACAGCGGACATTTCTTTCCGTTTCTTGCCTTGTTTGACTGCAGGTTTGGCATACTATTTGGCTGTTAAAAAAGCACCAGATCGCATTGGGATGCTCAAGCAGTTTTATGAAGAAGAGTTTGCGCGGGCAGCGGCAGAGGACAGAGAGCGGTCTAGTTATTTTGCAGTGCCTACGTATACGGAGAGTTACTGATGGCTGGTTACACTTCTGGCAAATTTGGTCTTGCTCTGTGTGATCAGTGTGGTCAGCAGTTTAAGCTAAATCAGCTTAAAAAAGAGTGGACAGGGTTTAAGGTCTGCGATGAGTGCTATGAGCCTAAACATCCGCAGCTTGAGCCTAAGCGCACGTTAAATGAGCCGCAGGCTTTGTTGGAGCCGCGCCCAGAATCACGACTGGGCGTTAACGTTTATGTAGGGGATACGGGAGATACTTCTTTCGCAAGTATTGGCATGCAGCCCATGGCTCCTGCAAGAAATTTAGTAGCTGGCGCTATGCTTGGAACAGTTACAACGAGCATCACATGAATTATTCTCAATTAAGCGCTGCCATTCAAGCGTATACAAACAACGTTGATACAGATTTTGTAGCGCAGATTCCTGTTTTTGTAAAACAGGCGGAGCAGCGAATTGACAACACTGTTCAAGTTGCTAATTTGCGCAAGAACATGACGGGAAATGTACAGGCGGGCAATAAATATATTCCTTGTCCTTTAGATTTTCTTTCTTCTTATTCTTTGGCACTTTATGCCAAGCCCACGCCAACGGCCACAGGAACGGCAGCCGCTTTTACAATTGTGGTGTCTAGTGCCACGGATATTGTTGTTGGCATGGTTGTTTCTGGTACCGGAATTGCAACTGGTGCGGTTGTTTCTGTAATTGCAGGAACGACAATCACGCTAAGCCTTGCTAATACAGGAACAGTATCGGGCACCGTAACGTTTCAAGGCGACTACATTTATTTGTTAAATCGTGACGTCAACTTTATTCGTGAAACGTATCCAAACCCATTACAACGCGGCAAACCTAAGTACTATGCTATTTTTGGTCCTAACGTTAGTAATGTAAATGAGCTGGTGTTTATCATAGGGCCCACGCCTGACACTGACTATGAAGTGGAATTGCATTTTTACTACTACCCCGAGTCTATTGTTACAGCGGGTACTTCATGGCTTGGTGACAACTTTGACACGGTGCTTTTGTATGGCTCTTTGGTTGAAGCGTACACATACATGAAGGGTGAGGCTGACATGATGGCGTTGTACGACGGTAAATACAAAGAAGCGCTGGGCTTGTTGAAGAATTTGGGCGATGCTAAGCAACGTGGCGATGCTTATCAAGATGGCCAAGTAAAACTCCCGGTGAGGTAACCTATGATTACAGCCGGACTAACCGATAGTTTTAAACAGCAGCTTTTGTTAGCGGTGCATGACTTTAGCGTGGATACGATAAAGATTGCGCTGTATACGTCTGCGGCTACGCTAGATGGAAGCACTACTGTATACAGCACCTCCAATGAAACATCTGGAACGGGGTATACAGCAGGCGGAGAAATTCTTACCGGAGTTACGGTGACATTGACAGGCAGTATTGCCTATGTGTCATTTAACAATCCTACTTGGAATGGCTCTTCGTTTACAACACGTGGTGCGCTGATTTACAATTCTTCTAAGAGCAATAAATCGATTGGTGTTTTAAATTTTGGGCTTGACCAGACAACGGTAAACCAACAATTTCAAATACAGTTCCCACCAAACAATGCCGAAAACGCGCTTATTCGCATTTCTTAAAGGAGTTTAAAGTGATTACTACAACCAAAGGCGAAATGGACGAATCTTTGCTTGAAAAACGAGAAGGTTCAGTCGATAATGATAACGAATCAACCACATGGGTGGAGTATTGGTTAGAGGGGGAACTTGTGCATCGTTCAGCACATGTTCAATTAAAGAAAACAGTAACGCTCACTAGCGCAGTGGCATCTTTTTAAGGAACTATTATGGCAAATACACAAGCAATGTGCACTTCGTTTATGCAACAGCTTATGGTGGGGGAGCATCAGCTTGGCACCGCAACGCTTGTTTCGCGCACCAGTTTAACTTCACCAACTACAGATACGCTCAAAGCGGCTTTGTATCTAACAACTGCTACTGTTAATGCGGCTACCACTGCATATTCAGCAAGCAATGAAGTGTCTGGTACAGGCTATGTTGCGGGTGGTGTAACGGTAACTAATGCAACAGCGCCCAGCTCAACAAATACATCGGCAACGGCAGGTGTGGCATTTTTTACCCCATCTGCTTCAATTACATATACCACCGTAACTTTGTCTACGGCGTTTGATGCAGTGTTGATTTACAACTCTACGCAATCAGACAAGGCAATTAGTGTTCACACATTTGGTTCGCAGACAATTACCGCTGGTACGTTTACTCTTACCATGCCATCGAACACAACTTCGACTGCTTTGATCCGCTTGGCTACAACCTAATAGGGTCGGTGGGGTAACTCACCGGTGTAGCCATGTTTGGAATCTCCGCATTCGCCGAAGCGCCGTTTGCCTCGCTTGCGGGGCAGACAATAGTTCTTCCTCTTACCGGCGTTCAGGCATCTGGCGCGGTAGGATCAGTCACGATTGATTCGGCTTGTGCGCTTACGGGAGTAGAAGCGGCAGGAGCAGTTGGTACTGTTGTTGGAGACAACACAGTTGCACTAACTGGAGTTGAGGCGCTTGGTGCGGTAGGGGATGTCACAGAAACTAACAGCCCAGACGAAACTGGGGTGTTGGCCAATGGCGATGTTGGGACCGTCACAGCGGAACTACTGATTGCTTTGACAGGTGTCGGAGCAACTGGCGCGGTGGGCAATGTTGATTTTGCTTACGCTGCGGTCTTGACGGGTGTTGAGGCTTCAGGCGCTGTTGGAACAGTTATCCCCGGCAAAGAGTTCGGTCTTGACGGGGTACAAGCATTGGGCGCAGTTGGTACTGTTGATTTCTCGCCTATCCCAGATGGTGTTTTAGCTTCTGGTGCAGTTGGTACTGTAACTCTTGCGGATCGTGAAATTGCGCTGACTGGTGTTGAAGCTTCCGGCGCAGTTGGTGATGTTACTGAAACAAATAGCCCAACTGAAGACGGTGTGGTGGCTACAGGCAGTGTGGGATCAGTTGGTTCCAGCAGGACCGTGGCATTGGCTGGGGTCGGGGCCACGGGTCAAGTTGGCACAATGAATTATTTTTATTGGACAACAATTGATGACAACGGGACGCCGAACTGGCAAAATGTCGAAATGACGGTGTAAGGACATAATATGGCACTTGTATTAGCAGATCGCGTAAAAGAAACCACTACCACGGCCGGTACGGGGACCATCACGCTTGCGGGCGCGGCCACAGGTTTTCAATCGTTTGCTGTAGTTGGTAACGGAAACACAACCTTCTATACGATTGCAAGCCAAACAGGAAATGAATGGGAAGTGGGTGTTGGTACATACACTTCTTCTGGTACTTTACTGGCCCGCACTACGGTTTTATCTAATAGCGCAGGAACACAACCGTCAGCTCTATCTTTCTCAGCCGGCACAAAAGACGTGTTTGTTACCTACCCGGCAGGATTTGCCGTAGCTTCTACTAATGTGGGAACGTCAGGTCAATTGCTAACTTCTAATGGTACAGGTGTAGCCCCTACATTCCAAACCTCCACTGCCGCCAGTAAAGCCTACGTACAGGCAATCAGCATCCTGAATGGACTATAAGGAACTAACATGGCAGTAACAAACTTTTCCCCCCTCCTTGGTTTGGCACTCCCAACTACGGGAGACTTGTCTGGTACGTGGGGCACTACGGTTAATGACTCTATCACGAACCTAATTGATTCAGCGGTTGCTGGTACAACTACGCTTTCAGCCGATGCGGACGTAACTCTTTCAACGACCAACGGCGCGGCTAACCAAGCACGTAACGCAATCATTTTGTGGACAGCCAGTAACGGCGCAACCACTCGGAACATCACGGCTCCAGCCCAGAGCAAAGCCTATTTGGTCATCAATGCTGGCACTGGCTCTATTGTTATTCGCGGCTCTGGCCCAACGACTGGCGTAACGGTTGCTTCTGGCGTCCGCGCCTTGGTAGCATGGAACGGTTCTGACTTTGTTAAGATTGTCAGTAATCCAGTGGTGTTGACTACAGACGTGTCTGGGGTTCTTCCTGTTGCTAATGGAGGAACTAACGGCTTGCTGCCTGTAGCCAATGGTGGCACAGGTACAGCTACACCAAGTTTGGTGCAGGGATCAAACATCACCATCACTGGATCATGGCCTAACCAGACAATTACCGCCGCTGCCAGTACAGGTATTACTGCTGGTCAATCTATCGCTTTTGATTTAGTATTCTCTATCTGAAGGAGTTCTCATGGCAAATCCCAACATAGTAAACGTAGCCGCCATTTACGGTAATACGTCTACAAACTTAATTTCATCTACAGCCGACCCGTTTGCAACTGCGCTGGTTAACAACGCAGCCTCTAGCGGCAAGGTCTATAAGATCAACTCGATTGTTGTAGCCAACGTAGATGGCTCTGCTGCGGCAGATATTACGATCAAAATCTTTTCTCAAGACGATCTTGGTGGTACAGGAACAGCGATTGTTTCTACCATTTCTGTGCCTGCTGACGCCACACTGATTGTGACCGACAAGACCACATCGTTCTACCTACTGGAAGACAAGTCTATCGGGGCAACGGCTGGCACGGCCAGCGATCTGGTTGTTACTTGCTCGTGGGAAGAGATTAACGCCTAAGGGGGCATCATGCCACTACGTCCTCCTGCTGGGTTTATCTCAGCTTTTTATGATCCGTTAGAAAATCCTGATGCGCCGACCATTGGGACGGCTACGGCTGGCGATGCCTCTGCGTCTGTTGCGTTTACGCCCCCGTCTAATGTGGGTGGCTCGGCCATCTCGTCTTACTCAGCTATTTCAACGCCACAGGGGATTATTGCATCTGCGGCTTCTTCTCCTATCAGCGTTACAGGCTTAACCAACGGTACAGCTTACACATTTGCTGTGTGGGCTACAAACACCTATGGCCCTAGCGCGTTTAGTGGGGCTAGTGGGAGTGTGACGCCTTTCCCTGCAAGTATTGGGTTATTTTCGGGTCAACAAGGGGCGGGAAGTGGGTCAAACGTTGTTGAATTTATTGGTGTTAACACAACAGGTTCTGCTATTGATTTTGGTGACCTGACAATTGCTTTGTACGGCGCGTCGTCTTGTGGGTCAACTACAAGAATTATTGTGGCAGGCGGGGTTTCTGGTGGGTATACTAACGTAATTCAGTTTACTACTGTTACTAGCAAAGCAGACTTTTCTGATTTTGGCGATTTAACAATTGCACGACAACAAGCGGGGTCGTGTAACTCTTCTACCCGTGGTATTTTTGCGGGGGGTGAAACTCCTTCAAGCACAAACATAATTGATTATGTAACTATGGCATCAACGGGTAATGCCACAGATTTTGGCGATTTAACGGCCGCATATGACAACTGCTCCGCGTGCAGTTCCCCGACTCGCGGCGTTATTAAAAACAGTTCGCAAGGGTTGAACTTCATCACGATTGCTTCTACTGGCAATGCAAGCACTTTTGGGAATCTTACTCTCGGAAGAGGCGGTCTGGCTTCTTGCTCTTCAAGCACCAGAGGTCTATTTGGCGGGGGTACAACAGGGACAGCATCAAACATAATTGATTACATCACAATTGCTTCTACTAGTGATGCAACTGACTTTGGCGACCTGACCGTTGCGCGGTTTGCCTTAGCCGCTTGCTCTTCTAGTGTTCGCGGAGTATTTGCCGCAGGGGTAGGTTCTAGCGGATTAGCATCATTTACTATGGACTATGTAACAATTGCATCTACAGGCAATGCTACTTTTTTTGGGTCTATAGGTCAAAACTATTATGTAGCTGGCGCGTCAAACGTCAATGGCGGTGTCCAATGACAAATAAAAATCACGGAGGTCTCTAATGCCAAGTTATTCAGGTGTATGGACACTCACTGCTCAGTACCAAGCCCGTGGTGCAAATAATTGGCCTTTGCCTCCTTTAGTTGGCGCAGTTGGATTGTTTGCTGGCGGCAACTCACTTTCAAGTATTGACTACATCTTGATTGCCACAACAGGCAACGCTTTAAATTTTGGCAACCTCACTGCTTCTCGTTGGGAATATGGCGCTTGCGCCTCCTCAACAAGAGGTATATTCCCCGGAGGGTTTAATGGAGCTAGTAGGTTGTTTAGTATTGATTATGTTACGATTGCCTCGCTGGGAAATGCCCTTAACTTTGGTGATTTAACATTGACCGTTTCTGGTGTTGCTTCATGCTCTAGCGAAACTAGAGGTTTAACAGGTGGCGGTTCAACATCAGGGGGAACTGCGCAAAGTTCAATTGCTTACATTACGATTGCAACTACGGGTAACGCAACAACTTTTGGTAATTTGACTAACGCTAGATATTGGCTTGCTTCTTCTGGCAGTACAACCCGTGGCGTGTTCGGTGGTGGAGGTACAGTGCCAACTGCTACAAACATAATTGACTATGTCACGATTGCTACAACAGGTAATGCCATAGACTTTGGTGATTTGACGCAAGCTCGGTACGAAGTTGCTTCTTGTTCGTCAGCCACTAGAGCGTTGTTTGCTGGCGGTTTTCTGACTAGCACAGGTTCTTCTACCAACGTGATGGACTACATAACTATTGCTTCCGCAGGTAACGCTACGGACTTTGGTGACTTGCTCGACGGGTCAACAAAACAAGCCGCAGGGTGCTCATCTTCTACTCGCGGAGTTTTTGGCGGTAATGCTGTAGGGCCGACAACAACCATCCAATATGTCACGATTGCCTCAACTGGAAACTCATTATCTTTTGGCAGTTTAACTGTTGCAAGGGATTATTCAGGGTCTTGTTCCAACGCTCACGGGGGACTATAAAAATGGCAATCTCTTCATGGAACGCAGGGATCATCAGACCCGTAGCCGTTGCTCC